CCAGGGCAGTCCATGTATCTACCTCGTTACGGATATATTGCTCCTTTGTTACGTCACCTTTGGTCAGCAGCCGCATCTGCGCCCTCATGCTGGCAATCAGCGACTCTCTGGTGATGGAGCCCGCAGCGGTGCTTGCCGGCTTCAGGAAGTTCGGGAACTCACGGCTCAGCAGCTGCTTGACAGCGCCATACCATAGGAACACCCCCATCAGGATTTCGTCTTTCAGTTCTTCTGCATCGTCGTCTTCCGGCACTCGATAGAGGATGCGTGCCATGCCTTGCAGGCAGTCGTTGTTTCTGCTGAGCAGGTAGGACTGGTAGAAACCCTCCAGCTCAAGGTACTTTCCAAAGGGCAACTCCTGCAGCTCGAAGTCAACGGCATCAAGCCCGTCTATCTCTATCCTGTCCGTCATCTGCTCCACCTGGCAGACAAAGCCGACACTCTGGACGCAGGCCGGCAGCAAGTCCGGAGCGAAAAGGAAGGTCTTTCCTGATGTCTGCTCACGGCATAGCCATCCTTCCGGCAGGCGCTTTGCAACTTCCAGCCGTGCGAAGTATAGGAAAGCTGCCGTACTCACCCTGTTCTCCCAGTCGGGAGTCTCGGCATACAGCCATATCAGCCTGACCACATGGCGCAGCTGCTCCTGGTTGAGTTGGGACCATTCCGTCGGCAAGTTGAAAGACATCTCCTTACATAAAGAAGAAGGTGGAGTCTTCTTTTTTGTTCTGGTATCTTTGTGCATGGCGTGTAGCGTGTAATCTTGATGCAGTATATGTGGGGTAGTCGTCAGGATAATTCTCCAGGGATTCCACCATGAGTGACAGCATCTGCGTGTTATACTTCTGCCCTTCCTGCAGGGAGACAAAATGTCCGATGAAGTCACGACACTTACTCATTATAGCATTGTCCCAGTTTGTCATGGCGACTCCCCTTTCCTTCGACAGCAGTTCTTCCATATATTCCACGCTGATTTCCCTGCGGAGAATAGCATCAGCAGCAACAGCACGGGAACGTGCCGATACGAAGTTGGCAGCCGTTTTCTGGAGTGTGGTCAGCCGCTCGAAGTCCGACCACCGCCAGAACAGCGTCGGAATCTGCAGGCTGGCGGCATGAGTGCCGCTCCATCCTTCCACTTTCTTCATGATGTCGACCATCTGTTCATTGGTCTTGGCAAGTTCAATGCTCAGCTCGTCGATAAGGGCATCGACGCGCGCCTTGCTCGCCGGTGCCGTACTCTCTGTAGAGACAATGCCGAAGCCTGTTGCCGTCAATACGAGGTCCAGCGAACGGCAGGTATGGATAAAGGCATCCAGGCAGACAAAACGGATGCAAGCCTTTTGCAAGGTCTCGTCTTCCATGATTTTTCCTTCGTAAGGCTCACCGACGATGCTGAACACCATCGTTCTATAGGCAATAGAGAACATCTTTTCCAGACGGCTGAAGACGCTGGTATTTCTTTCCGGCATCCGTGCCGCCGGCACGTTGGCTTCGAATACCGCCTTGGTGATAAGGGGTAGGAAATCACTTTTCATTTTGTGAGCTATTATTGTTGGTTGATACTTCTTTGGCATCCGTATTCTTGTCGAGAGTTGTCAGCAGGATCATGGGCACGTCCGGATAGACCTTGTCCTGCCAGCCGTTGTAGAAGATGACGGAGTTGTGCACAGTCATCATCATATCGTGCGGCAACGTCTCGAGCGCCTGTTTCATTGTGAAGAGCTCGCGCTTGTCAGAGCCGGAGTTGTTCATCTGCGACTTGCCTGGTGTTGCTCCGGCAAGATTAGGATGAACGTTGTCGGAGTAGGCGAGGACGTTGCTGGCTTCTGCCACGTCGTCGTTGTATTCGTTGCCGGCTTTCGACGTGTCCACCACGTTGATCTTGACGTAGTGCTGTTCATCGCCGGTGGGCAGCAGCGTTTCAAATTCACTCCAGAACATCTTGTCGGAATTATCTGAACCGCCTAGATACTTTTTCAGTTCCTCGATATACGTAGTCTTCATTTCAACAAAGTCAGGCGTGCCGGGTGAAAGTCCATTCTGCTGGGCGCGTGCCTCCCAGAACTTGGTGTTGATTTCTACATGATAGCGGATGTTGTTGCCATTCTTCAGCTTTGCTTTCTTTGCCTTCGTCAGCAGGCTGTAGATTTCGTACCATCCGTCACGGAGCGTTGCACTCCAGTAGGGGACAGGATAATACTGACACCCTACTGTAGGTATGCGGCAGACGATGGCGAACTTGGTATGTGACAGGGGGGACCTCTTGAAAACGCCAAGCACATCTTTCTCTTTCCCCGTACGTGCCAGCAGGTCACCCAGAGGGTCGTATTCGTCGAGCAAGGGGATGACTTCCACGTCTTTCGGCTGGTCGTTGGCCTCCCAGTCGGCAAATAAGACGTGCTTGATACGCCCCATATCGTCTGCTTTCTCGAAGCGGATGTTGCAGGCATCCTTGTGCACCAGGCGCACAATCTTAGAGCGGTCACGTGACAAGATGACCACACAGACGCTGAAGAAGTAATACTTCAGGTCGGTGATCTGCTCTGCGAAGAAGCGCTTCAGGTTGTTGCGCATGAAGAATTTCCTGATGTCAGTGTCTGCTGTAGGCAGGGGTTTTTTCTCATTCCTCGTGGCGATGTCTATATACTCCAGCCCTCTGCCATAGCAGGTCAGCAGGTTGAAGAACTTATCCTGACTCAGAACGGAGTTCTTTTCTACCATCTCTCGCAGTTCATACGGCAGCTGGTTTTCGGCTCCCCATGGGATGACGTCATAGGAGTTGCCGTCATCAGCCTTCACCGGCATAGGCTCATTGTTGAGCGACGAGTAGATACTCGTGACGGTAGAGTCACTTTTAGCGAGATCAAAATAAAATGATTCAATCATAGATATACTGGGTGTCCGTTGATTTCAAAGATTAACACGTCCCTCACCTTGCGCTTCTCCCCGTTCTTGGGGTTGAGCAGGTCGTGGGTACCACGCCGCCACCAGGACGAGATCACCTGCCAGCCATCATAGCGGCAGATGTCTCCGGTCTGCTTCAGCGCGACAAGCCATACTAGCTCGTGTGTCCGCAGGCATTCGTCCAAGAATAGCTGTGCCTCCTTCAGGTGTATGGCGCTCTTTACTTTCATTTTAGTTATAGATTTCTTCAAATTGCTCACTGAAGAGCCTTGCTGCCTTGCGCTTGTGCATGATGTTCTGGGTGCGCTGCGCATAGGTGTAGGTGATTTCATATTCCGGCATATAGTCGTCATCGCTCTCACACTCGTTCTTCGAGTCGGTGATGACAATATGCTTGCCGCGGCCCTCCTTGCTCCACAGGCAGACCTCCATGGAGCGCAGCAGGTCAGTCACCCACTCCGCCATGGCATCGTTGAGCCAGCCGGTGTTAGCCGTGAACAGCCTTTCTTCCGTAATTTGATATGCTCGAAGTCTGCCGCGGATGCGGGCTGACTGCCGGTCGAACTTCGACGACTGCTTCAGCGTACCTGTGCAATGGACGAGTTCCTCGCAGCCGAAGCTGTTGACGAAGAGGAAGGAAGGCTCCGGCGGCACCTGCTCCACGATGCAGCGGAACAGCTGCTTGCGCTGCCCTGCCGTGACGGTGTAGTAAAGGAGGCGCGCGCCAGTAGTGTCAAGGAGTTCCAGGATCTTCCGCGGAGAGACGTCAAACTGCGAGATGTCGTCTTCCGTTGCCACTGCCTGCAGCTCTGCTGTCAGCGTGTCAAAGCTCCCATCAGGCAGACGCACGTCTGCAGATACGGTTGCTTCGTCTTCGTCGTAGGCATAGAGACGTTCTTCGCGTGACAGCGACGTAATCTTCTCTCCGTCCAGGACAGTCAGAAAATGCGTCGAGACGAAATCCTGTGCCGTCATACCCACATCGACAGCACCGACGAGTATCGTCACCGGCGAAATCGATGCCGTGCCAGCCGTGTCTGTGAAGGTGGCTTCCATCGTCACCCTGCCATACGCCTGTATGTAGGGTTCTACGAGTGCCGGCAGCTCGCCTACGGTGATAGTGCCGTCGGCAGAGGCATAGAACGTCTCCTCCAGCAGGTTGGCACGCTCGGTGCTGATGACCAGGTCGAGCACGAATAAGCCACTCCCCGCCTCCGTGCTGATGATGATATCGGTCAGCATAGCAGAGAAGCTGAGAGTGGCAGGTTGAGAGACTATCTGTGGTAGAGCCATGCGTGTTTCTTTTGTACGGCAAAGATAAGAAAGAACATGCCTGTATGAAAATACAGGGGCGACACCGGCATCTAAGCACGGCATCGCCCCCTCTCGGACAATATATTTCCTTCCTACGCTACAAACTCGTCCAGACGAGCCTGTCGTCCTGACGCTGCAGGATATATCCACGCTGCATCAGATATTCCGTCACCTCGTCAGGAGTCAGTGACACCATGTCGCGCACGTTGTCGCAGATGTCCTGTGAGGTGAACCTTCCCATGTCTTTCCGGTCCTGGAAATACACGTTAAGGACTGATTTCTTGTAATCATCCATTTTCTACCCTTTCTATTTTCATATCCTTAAGTGTCTGATAGTCCCTCTTCACCTCCGTCAGCGTCCTGAGGTTGTCGAAGATTTCCGTTCCCAGACCGCAAAAATCGTCGGTCAGCTCGAAGAGTTTGTCCTGCAGCTCCGTGATGTCAGCAATAATCCTGGGTGCCGACTCGCAGATGCCCTGCAGCTTCTCCCAATTGCTTTCGCTAATGCCGAAATTACTCATGACTCGCCTCCTTCCTTAAGCTGCTCTCCTCCACATAGGAGGGGGTAATTCCGTGCTCCTCACGCCATTGATTCACCACTCGGGCGTGCTCGAGGTGAAGGCGCATACGCTCGGCCTTCCACTTGTCGCTGATAGCCTTCGCCTTGTCGCGCTGAATTCCAATCAGCGACGACTGCTCTTCCAGATAGCGGCGTTTGGCATCAGCCATGCGAGCGTTTATCTCCGCCTGTAGCCGCTGCTGCTCTTCTCCCTGCTGGCGGCGTGTTTCCCTCATCGCCTCGATATTGACGATGATGCTGTTCTGGTACTCCTCGTAAGTCATCATAGCGCACCTCCTTCCAGCCATTCAGCCACTCCACAAGCCACAATGAGCAGCACACAAGCTGCATGGGCTAACAACACTTCCTTGTGGGTGAACTCCTCACCACACAGGGCTGAGAAGGTTTCTGACTTGGCATTGAGCCACGCTTTGCAGTTCTTTACAGCTGCTTCCGCCTGCGGAAGCACTGAGGGCTGAACCTGCCCAATCTGAATTGTTTGTTGCATATTGCTCTGTCTGTTAAGCAGCCGGTGAACCTCGCCGGCACGGAGATACAGAGAAACGGCTGCACATCCCGTTGCTTAACAGACAGTGACTCACCCAGAGGGCAGTTCAATCTTACGAGATTGCAGCCGTCGTTATCATTCGGACTGGATGTTAGGAGTACTCCCTCAGGCCTATGCCCTTTTACATCTTCCTGTGACTTCTTGGCAATAAAAATGCCCGGCTGATAATGCTGAGCGTCTGACGTGCGCCCTGCCGAGTGGTCTACCACTGTCTGTTAAGCGATGGCAAAGATAAAAAGAAAATCCCGAAACCTGCAAGAGATTTCGGGAAATTCTTTCATTTTGCAACGAAATTCACGAAAAAGCCCCGATACTCACGTACCAGGGCGTTAAAGAGTCTTTTTTATCATGAAAACATGCCAAACACCTAACGGAAGGTTGCGGCACTTAGTTCTTTTGTTATGTTTTTCTCCATCATGCTGCAAAGATACAAAAAAACCGGAACATTTCTGCTCCGGCAACGCTGGTGTAATAGTTTGTTGTCAAACAGTAACTATACAACAGACATCAGTTCGCGTCCGATTTTATGGATGCCTTCCACAATGCGCTTGCGCTGTTCCGCACGTGGTTTTTTAATCCGTGTGGCGTAGTGGCTCAGTTGGTGTTGGTTAATACCAGTGGCACGGCTGATGGCTGCCAGTGACACAAAAGGCTCGTATGCTCTGAGCACAGTGGCTACATCAACCAAGTTATACTCCAGTTCATAGTCACCTTCCACAAGCCACTGAGGCACATCGTCACCATCCTCAACCATACCCTCGATATGGAAGCGCAGCGTCTCAGGCACATCGTGAAGCAACTTCTCGTAGGTATCAGCCGTGAGCACAACGGCACCAGGCACATTCTCGCTAAGCGAAGCTCCAAAATTTCTGTCGCACCATGCGACATCTACTCTTATTTTCTCCATAATTTTAATGTTTTAGATTGATCTACTTTATTTTGAAAGGCTGGGTGGTTATTTCCACCCCGCCTGTTTCCAGATGCTGTTCAGTAGGAATTGGCTCAAGACCTCGTTCTTATGACCTCTTACTGTTACCTTTCCAGGTTTTGTAGGGTGCTTGAACTGGCGGTGGTCAGTAGCCTTGCTTTTCATTTCTATCCAGCCGTCAGCCTGCAGCAACCTGATAACTTCAATGACTTTGTACCTTTTCATCTGATGTATGTTTAACTGTTTGACATTGCAAAGGTAATAAAAATAATACTCCCAACCAAATATTTTCCAAGAAAAGAGTAGTAAAAATAATACTTTTAACAGTACAACAAAAATCCCGAAACCTGCAAAAGATTTCGGGATTTTTTCAAGCATCAATAAAATCAGGTCCGAACGTAAAGGAAAACTCCAGGTGTTCAGGGTGTCGATTCAGAGAGAAGTTTCCCCTGCTGATGATATCCATCCCCAATATCACATCGACGTCTCTGTGCATGTCGTCAAGGACAGCCACCGACAGCGGAACGTACTTCCTCACGTTGCCTGGAAAGACCAGCACAACACCTATCTTCACTTCCTTCTCTTCCGTCAGGTCGTGGACGGAACCTTTCAGCAGGAAGTCTTTAAGCCGGCAAGCCTCTGCAACACATCTGGATATGACACTGACCTCGGCACCCGTGTCCCACAGCGCCTTGCCGTCGAAACTGTATGTCGACCCGATATCGGAGACATGGACTGGAGATATCAGCCTCGCAGTCCACAGAGGCAGCTGCTGTCTATATACATTATTCTTCATAATCATTCTACTCAACGTTGCAAAGATAAATAAAAAAAATCCCAAGCCATAAAGGCCTGGGATAAATAATTGCGCCGCCAGCCCTGAGCGGCGACTTTTGTTCAATTAAATCAAGCATGAAACACAGATGCCGGGGCTTTGATATTCTCTGCAGCCTTGCGCAGACGGTCGGCGAGGTCGTTGAGTGCACCATACAGCGTTTCCGCTTCCTCCGGTGTGAACCCGCCAACACCACCATTTCCATCGATGCCGTCCAGCTTATGGTAGAACCACGACGACGACTTTTTAAAATAGGTGTTGGCTATCTCGCGCCATGAGACGCTCAGACTGACATCCCTTACCCGCTGCCGCATATCCGTGATGACGAGCTGCTGTTTTTTAGCTGTAATTTCCATATATAATGTCCTTTCCTTTTTTTTAAGGCTCTCCAGCCCGTTTAAGCACTTTCAGGAACACCATCACTCTCAGAGGGGTTCGTTATCACGCTGCAAAGTTACAAAAAATGCGGGAACCATCTAATGTTCCGGCATTTTTTGAGTAAAAACAACCTATCAGGCGGTTGCGAAAAAGTTGTGAACACCATTTTTTCGTAACTGCCTGATAACCAAAACAAAAATCTTCGCTTCCTTGGATTTGCAAGGAAGTCAGACGAAATCCACCCCCGCACCGCCCTGTGCCCCCGATGTAATTACACTCCAAACGCACAGGCGGAATATTTGAGAGGGTATGACGTTTGCGGTCGTGTGGCACCCCATGCTTTCCGGGCATGGTTGGCGGTCGAGAAGCATGATGACCGTATAGTGCAGCGTGGCAGCGACATGGGTGTGTGTCTGACGTGTAGCGCCTGTGGTGCCTGGCACGTAGCGATGTGTGCGTGTACTCTTCGCGTAGAGCAAGCGCCACACGTCATAAGACTCATGCCCATGTCCCTGCAAGAGAAACGAAACAGTCATCATGCTGGCAGACCGCTGGAGTAGCCTTACTCCGGTGCCACACGAATAATAGTGCGCTCCATGGAGTGCACGCCCAGCATCCGTCCACTCTCGGACGGATATATATAGAGCATATATATAAGGTATGCCCGTCATCTTATCGCCTTCGATAAGATAATGTCTTGGCGAGGAACATCGCCAGGGGCTGAAGACGGGTACCACGAATCAGAAGGATGCCACCGTAGGAGAGCATCAACCGCCGAGACGGCAATGGAAGGCGACATCACTACCAGTGGACCGGCAGCAAAGCGCTCACCATAAATCAAAAACATACATGAAGACGAGACAAACAAGCAAGCAAAGAAGGCTGACAAGGTACATCGCTCCCTCTTCGCCATGATGACAGAGAAGTACCGTCCGGCATGACCGGAGGAGACCGAACGGAAAGCAGGCAGACGCTCACGCGCCCACCTGCGGACAATTGAATGATGACACAGAAAAAAAAGTTTGCGATGATACTGCGAAGAGGAAAGCTACACGATGCCGCTTCCGCCACCACCGCCATAGAACGTCGGAGTTCCTGTCTCTACGCCGATGCAGAGCGTGTCGAAAGCATCCGAGCCGTCGGTACGACTCTGTAAGGGGTCCTCCTCCGTCTCTGGGAGTTTCTCACCAGACTTATCCTTTTGATTAGTGCCATTCACGGTCATGGCTGAGTCGATGGAGACCAAGAGGTCAGGATTATTCTCCTCATTGATGAGCAGGGTATAAGTGCGCTGTCCGAGGAACATGCCGTTGATGAGCTGCTGCTTGACGGGATGGCTCCACGGACGACCAATATAGATTTCCCTGACAATCCACCCATGCTTGATGAAGCAATCTTTGACGACTGTCCTGAAGTCGACCTTGCTGACACCGTAGTTGTTGCCAACGAAAGTAGCATCATAGACAAAGATAATCTCCTTATGTTTGAGAGGAGAGTAATACAGGCAGATGTCATCTACCAGTTCCGGCAGGCGTCGCTCATATTTTACATAGAAGCTCTTCAGGATGCGCAGCTTCATGTCGGCTCCAGGTTGTCCGATTACCGCCCAGTTGATGTTGGCGTTAGCGTCCATCGCCACCCAGAGAGGTGCCCCCTGCTCGATATCTCCGTCCATACGGCAGTCAACGTGGCGCAGCTTACTCATGTCGTAGCCCAGCGAGTCAAGGTAGGTCTTGTTGACCTTCGTATAGAGGTTCCTGTCCGTCTTCGACGAATAAAACGAGTCTTCCGAATGTTCCACCCTCCGGCACATGATGGTTGTGCGGAAGGTAGCCGGCGGCATATCGCGGTGACATTGCGCAACGAAGTCTTCACCGAGTATCTCCAGATTCTCTATCGAAGAGAATTCCTTATACAGATAAGTGTCAGCACGCAGCTGGTTGACAGCCCGTGACAGCTTCCTCAGATAGTGCAACTCAGCCGGTGACGGCTTCTGATGGTTGGCGACTTTATCGGCGACAATATTCCTGATGCGGACAAGCTCCGCTATCAGTCCTTCCAGGAGTTGTACCTTCTGCAGGTCGCATCTCTCACGGTCATGAAGAAACCACGATCCTTTTTTCGTCGTCGGCATATCCGAGAACTTGGCTATGCCATGGTGATAGTAGAGATGCCCGAACACATTTCCGTTGCCACGGTTAGCTGGAATGGTCTCGTCCTTCAGCTGCTCGAAGTCGATGAACTTTGCCTCGTCGATCAGGATGAAGTCAAAGCTCTGGGAATTCGACGTTCCCTTACGGTCCTGACTGATGACCGTAGCATAAGAGCCGTTGTAAAATGACAAGGTATTCTCCCAGTTCATGGGCTTGATGATAGGATCCTTCCACCCCCATGCCTTTGCCGGCTTCTTACCCCAGGCGTAGTGGACGTTTTCCACGAACCCCCACCTGCGGAGGTGGGTATCCCATGAGGGGATGATATTGGTCCACATTCTTTTCGAGTTAGGACCTACCAAAGCTGTGTTAGATCCTGGCATACCCTCTGCATTACGGCGCAACAGAGAAGCGGCAATCAAGCCCTTACCGATGCCACGACCGCCTACCATGGTCATGTTCTTGGTCATCAGCGCAAGCATGTATGCCTGCGCCTGATTGAGATATTGGTCAAGCGTTGTCATGTTTTTCAATCTGCTTTTTCACTTCCAGCTCTTTAGCGGTCACGGCATCGACCATCTCCACGATCTCTGCATCCTCGTCGATGTCCTGCAGTTTAGAATGTGAATAGTGAGCAATCAGCTCATCTATCACCTTGCGGACGTTAGGAATAGGCTTGAAGCCAAGGACAGAAACATCGAAGGTAAAGGAGATGCGCGGTATCTCCGAGTAGCCCTTATCATGCTCGTCATCCTTGTCGAGCTTGTTGTATTTACCATATTGCTGTGCCAGCTTAGCGATGGCTGCTGCATCCTCTTTCCGGAGGGCTATTGCATAGCCTTCCATGATCATATTATTGAATCTCCAGCGGTGCCATTCCTTGGTGCACTGCTGCAGGTTCCCGATGATGGCGTGCAATATCTCGATGTCCTCATAAGCCTTGCGCTTGGACAGCGGCTTGCCGTCTTCCTGGTAGTTGGCTTGGATATAGTCGATGTATTCGCGGTCCTTCTTCAGGGGATTGCGCAGCATCCAGTTATAGATGTCGCGCAACCTGAGGACACGCGTGATGACCTGTTCACTGACTCGGTTAGCACGCATCTCCTCGACTGGCAGCATGAGGTTGTCCGAATATATGTCGATGTTGAATCTCATTCTATACTGATGTTGGCTGTCTGCAGCCAGTTGTTGGCTGACTCAATGGCAGAAGGCGAACCGATGTCCGCCAGTTTCAGTGTTTTCTCGTGCAGGTCCCTGGCACGTTCAGCCAGGACACGACGGTACATCTTACCGGCATCCTTCCACGGATTAGAAAATTCCGCGACATCATCATGGCTCAGCCCCAAAAGGACGCCAATCTGGGAAGGTGTCAGCAGGAGTCTTGCCAGAGGCTCCGCCTTCTGTAACAATTCCTTTTCCATTTTGAAGGTCTATTTCAGCAGCATCATTGCTGCAAATATCTACATATTGATGCATCAGGACACGAAAAACCTCTCTGTCCGTGCTGATGATGGTACTTTCGGCTCTTGCGCCGTAAGTCTGATTCTGCGAGGTGATGACAGACACGTCTATATCCTCGCCATGAACCAGCAGCAGCTTAGAGTGGTTTTGTCCCAAGAAGACTGTATCGAAGGTGGCGGCAAGCAGACGCTCCAGATGCAGTGTCTTGCGTGCTGCCCTTTGATCGAGAAGAATGGTAGAATGACCTATCAGGTCTTTCTGCCGTAGCAGGAAGAATCCGTTTAAGAACGGTTCGCTGGTGGAGTAGCTGCTTACCCACACGTCGGACTTCCCGGTTTGCGGCAGCAGCCATCCGAGAAGTCCCAACGTGTGCAGCCCTTGTCCGAAGTAGGCTTGCAGAGAAGTTTCACGGACTGGGCGTAAAAGCGAGCGTATATCCTTGCCTGCCGGCATAAGCTATTTCCGAGGAATGGTTATACCGATGGCAGCCAGTTTTTCCACCGTTGCCGGCTTCAGCTTCTGCTTCAAGGCAACAAGAGCCTTTACGGCGTTCTCCAGCTTTTCGAAGGACTCTTTGGTATGAGGTGTCTTACGGGCAATCCCGCGTGATACGGCAGCTCTTGCTGTCTGTATCGTCTTTACATTGTCCGTGAACACATCGACGCGATCAGCGGAGGCAGAAGGTTTTTTGTCGTCAATGACAAAACTGTCATAGGCTTCATAGTCATTACGGAGCGCTGTGTCCAACTGTCGGAGTTGATAGCAGATTTCGTTGCCGTCACATGCTGCATAGCCTGGACGAGCAATCATCTGCGCCAGTTGCGTATGCAACTTGCGCATAGACTTCCAACGTTCGGTATTCCGAGAGAAGAGTGCCTGGATATTCTCAGGCAGTTGGTCATGGTCTGGACGCAATCCACGGATGCCCAGCTGTGGGATGAGAGGAGTTTCGCCGCTGTCTTGCTCTACAGTCACTGGGACATTGGACAGCGTCTGCTTGACAGCAGCAATCGTTTCCTGGTTGAATTTCTCCACCTGCGGCGTCGTCAGCCCTCTTTGCCGGATGCCGAGATATTTCTTCAGGTCCGCCTTTATCCATGGCAACATACTCTTAGGACGAGTCATGGCACTGTTGTAGATGGCGCGTTCGCGCTGCGGGTTACAGCGCAACAAGAGAGTTGCCCCTTCACGGATTTGTTCTTCCGTTGGCTTCCCCAACTGGAGGAATTGCTGAATCTGAGTTGTTAAGATATTATCCATATCGTTGTGTTTTAAGTAAAAAGGTGGAGAGAGGCTTGTGCCTTCCCTCCACCTCGACATAATATATTAACCGGATCAGAATTTAGCCACCTTGAACTGTCTTGATTTCGCCGTCAGCGCAGTCGATATACTGCGTAGCTGAGATCATCAGCTTACCGGTATAGGTCGGCACGGGGCATACATCGTAGCACTGGATGGCGAAGGTAGAAGAGCAGGCGCCTGTAGGCTCAGCCGAGGTGTCGCCGCTCGCCTTCGTATCGGTGTGATACATTTCATTTCCGATGACACAGAACTTGCCGGCTTTGTCCTGATAGACATAGACGAGGTCATCATTGATCACCTGACGAGCGAAAGCCTTTACTTTGTCGGGCATTCCGACGACGATGGCATTGGCCTGGTTGTTGAAAATCTGTGTCCCGATTTCACCGACGGTCTCGAAGGTGACGTTGGACGCTTCATCCTTCAGGTCGATGAAGTTGAAGAACTTGTCAGCAGCCAAGGTGAAATCACCTACGAGTTGTGCAAATGCCGACATATCTTCAATCTTATCGTCGTCTGTGTCAGGCAACTTTGGGAAAGCTGCTATCCAAGATTTCGGCGCGTAGTAAAGACGGCGACGAATGCCAGGATTGTTCTTACTTCCTGGGCAAGATTCTATGCTCTGATAGAGCGATTTAGTTGTGCAAGACATATTCCTTTATTTATTGAGTTAGAAAATAGAGGTAGGCGGTTTTACCCACCTACCCTTATCATTATCCCTGTGCAGAGACAGTGAGCGCGTAGCTAGCAGAAGCAGCATTGTGCGTGGTGTCACCGGCATAGGAAGCAGTAATCAGCGTGGTACCGGCACCGACAAGTGTCAGGGCACCTGTCTGGGCATCAACGGTAGCGACGCTCTCGTCAGAGGATGAATAGGTCACGGCAACAGATGGCTCCGTTGTCGCAGTCTGCGACGTAGGCTCTTCGCCCATGGTAGCTGTTACTACCGCGTTGTCGAAGCTTACAGCAACATCAGTCTTGACAACGATGGTCTCTCCGCCGTCGTCTGGGTCTGAGTCTGGTTCATCACTTTCAAGTGAGAACTCACCTACCTTCAGCAGCTCCTTGTTGATGCAACGGATCTGCTCGCCATAGACGCCGGCATACTCAAATGTACATACCCACGACGAATATTTGCCGACGTTGGCTTTGTTCTGCTGGTTCATAATATCGGTACCAAGCAGGAAGTTCGGCTTCGTCGATATCTTAAGGAATTTAGAACCTGACATATTGTCGAGCACTGCGAGTTGGCACTTGCCACGAGATCCTTCAAGGAACTCCTTGTCGAAAGACGTATTGTACTGAAGGCTTCCATGACGTGCCTGATAGTCGTCAACATAGCAGTCATAGACTTCCTGCGACATATACATGAACGTCTTCTGTTTCTTGAGTTCAGGATCGCAAGAGCGATAGTACTCCTTCAGGACTTCCGTCGCGTTCGTCTTATCAATCTTGCCGAGATTGATATAGTTGTTTTTCGCAGCAACAATATTGCCCTCGGTAATCTCCTTGCCGATGATAGTATCGAAGGAATCGAATAGATCCTTAGTACGCTTGCCTTGGACATTACGTACGCCACCGACGAAAACTACATCGTTGATATGCTTGCCTATCTTGGCAGCGAAAAGGACCAGCAGCTTCCGGGCAATCTGATGCTTGGTCAGAGCCTGACCGAGAGCCAGCGACTCTCCATAGATGGAGTGGAACAGCGGCATAGGATCAAAATCCTTCGCACAGTTGCCTGGGAAGACTTCCAGGATACGTCCTGTGATCTTATAGTCTGCTGTGTCGTGGTTATTGATGCTATATGGTGCCAACTCAGCGTCACCATCCAGCTCATTGAACATCACCTGATTGCGGACACCAGGCAGTACGGTTACAAACTTTGCCGTCTGGTCTTGGAAGACCTGAAACGGCATGGTCAGCAATTCTCTACGGATTTGCTGGGCACTCTCTCGAAGAAGTTCCGGGGTGATGACTTCCGCCATCTCATCCGGAGTAAGAAATTCTACTCTAGCCATGATTATAATAGACCTTTAATGTCGTTATACATCTCCTTGGCGGTCATTATGGAAGTATTACCCTCCTCATTCACCTTGGATTTGGTGTCATCTCCGGCTTCCGCCTTGAAGTCATCAAACTCTTTCTGAAGCTTGGCAAGTTTGCCTTCAGCGTCAGCTTTTGCATCTTCAGCATCCTTCTTGGCTGTTTCAAGATTCTCTTTCTCTGTGACGAGAGTCTTCTTCTCATTCTGTAGAGAAGCAATCATGTCATCTTTCTCTTTCAGTGCACCTTCGATGCTGTTGAGCTGTTCCTCGGTGAGTGTGGTTGTACCATCCTCACCCATGACGAAGTTCTCGACAGCTAGCAATGCGCACACGATTTTCAATACTAACTTTTTCATGCTTTTATGGTTGTTGGTTGATAATGAGTGGTCTTCTTCTGCTGATTCTTCAACAACACCACGGAAGTCATTGAAGATATTCTTCAGTTTAGCCATGATGCCTTTCGGCACCTTGGGCTCAGGCTTGTCGAAGGTAGGCAGTGTCGGCAAGCCGAAGTGCTCTTCTATACCATTGTACCCGGCATACACGTTGTTGATTGCCTTAGCCTGAGTGTTTGAGTCATCATCTTCCAGAATGGCATCGACGATGCCGAAATCAACAGCTTCCTGTGCGGTCATCCATTTCTCTTGATCCATCATAGCACAGTTGTCTTCGATAGACTTGCCATTGCGGTAGCTATAGAAGTCTGCCAATGCTTTGTCTATAGTGTCCAGTTCAGACCTGGTCTTTTGAAGAGATGCGATAAAAGCATCTATTTTTTTCTTGTTAGAGAAACCGTTACCATAGATGTATTGAGACGAGTTGTGGATTAGCATTAGTGAGCCTCGTGCTATCTTCACAGACTTAGCCTTCATGCAGAGAATGGTGGCTGCAGAGGCGGTCATGCCGATGATGACCATATTACATTTTCCATGATCAGCAATCAGCTCGGCGATGGTGATACCCTCGTCGATATACCCGCCTGGCGAACTGACAGCAATGGTCACTTCCTTATCTTTATTCTCCTTCAGGAAATTCTTGACCTGGGCAGATGTAGTGCCAGGCTGACCGGTCCACCAGTCAAATTGCTCACCGATTGTTCCGGTGATATAAAAATCGTACTTCATATCTCGGAAAAATTGTTTCCGCAAAGATATGAAGCGCGACTTTTTATAGAAAATACCTAATAATAGTAGGTGCGCAGCATGGGACACATGGATTTCCATGTGATGGTAAACTGCTTCAGCGATGAGTCAGGCACTTTTTCGGGGTAATTCTGAACCTCTTTAATAATAGGGAACGGGCGCGAATTGGTGCCTACCATATACTGGTCACCGTTGACATCAGTCAGCCGGAAAGCCATGCGGCTTAAGGCAAGCAGCTTCCGACATGGCGTCTTGAATGTAACGGTCGTAGTATATTTACGCTGAGCATTCTCGTAAGAATCTTCTACTGTCACTCCAACAAGGTCTTGAATGTCAAGATCTGTAAAGAGGAGTGATTGTTTCATCCGACATTCATACTTTGATATCAATCGAAGAGAATTGAGGTCTTCAATTCTTATCATTTCGATTTTGTTGATGTGTACGTGGTTGAACATAGTTGAACAGTGTTGAACGGGGTTGAAAAAATAATTAAAATTAGTGGACTTATTTTCCGCGTTAAAAAATATTAAGTGGTATCATGCTTATATCCTCTGGATATATTGATACCGTTCTTGTTTTTATAGGCGTCCTTGATACGCTGGAATTTCATTCTCAGGTTCTCATAGTTATTGCCGTTCATTGATATGCCGTTTTTCTCCATCCAGTCCATCACCAGTTTTGAGAGCTGCACAGACCGGCAGCCTACGTCGGTCAGATCTTCCCACATATGCATGGTGAAGATGTCGTCTATGGCTTCGGCGATGGCAGCCTTGCCATGTCTTGAGATATAGTTGTATAGCTCCGGCTTCTTTGACTTGCTGCCCATCAGGCAGATGGCAAGCTCTCCTTCTTGCTGTACCTCCGGCAGTACACCTGATGGACGAAGGCGGCTGAAGTGCCTGATGATATTGTTGAGATTGGTCTTCGCGGGAAATTCGCAAGGGCTGCCGAAATGGTGTTCACACCACTCTCTTTCGTAAAGTGGAAGCTTTACATATATCAGGATATTGCTCATAGATTGTTTGGTTTTAACGACGCAAAGATAGTGGTTTTTGCGAATATTACTACATTTTAATGAAGTAGATTCGCGCACGCATACGTATAGTATTTTGACTGCACACGCTGCACACAACTGCACACACATTACTAACTTGTTGATTTATAGATTATTACGTCTATATTGTTTGTGTGCAAATACTAAAAAAGTGTGTGCAAAATGGTTGATTTGTGTGCAAAAAGCGCATTTGTGTGCAGCTTGTGTGCAAAAGTGTGCAAGGTGTGTGCAGTCATTTTTGTTTGTGTGCTATTTGTATTTTATTGATTTTCACTGTATTAAATAATTGTGTGCAGTCGTGTGCACTTGTGTGCAGCGTTTTTCTCGCGCGCGCGTGCGCGAAAGAACAGAAATAAAAAAAAAGAAGCCCGACACCTCACGTGCAGGGCTCCCTCAAAGAAAGCTAAATCAAGCTAAGTAACATATACAATCAATCAAACATATCTGGTTCATTCTTCTTTTTGAAGTATTCATCAACCGCGGCAGCATCGGCAGCTTCTTTACTGTCAGCAAGCTCGGCACTAACAGACTCCAGGTTTAAATCAAACTTCTCCTTTAGTGATAGGTAGTCGAAGCACATACACCGGTCGAACTTGCAGATCTCGACACTGCGCTGACTTCCTCCTTCCACATCTCTCATCTCTGTCAGCGGCTTGCCGTCCTGATAGACCTTCCATCGCTCTGACGCTTTGACGCCTAGATATGCGCCACTGGTCGTCAGGTAATACCGGATAGAATCTTTACTCATGACATTCTCTCCCTGTTGCTTCGCCATACGCTTATACTGACCTATGAAGTGATTCAGCCGTAACATCAATACCGGCTTCTCTGTCTTATACTCACGTTCAGTACGGTCGGTCTTCAGTTTCTTGACATACTTGATCTTGAAGTCGGCATCAGAGAATATCATACCTTCTTCGTATAGATAGGTCATGGCATTCCACAGGTTGCCGAGTTCGTTGTTGCTGATAATCTCTGAGTTCTGCCGCTTGATGCCCTTCACGCATAATTTCAACAATTCTTCATAAGCGAACGGCAGGTCTAGCTTGACATATAAAGTCTTGTAAGTAGCCAGGAGCATCACCCAGTTACGCCATAGTCGGTCTTCCACCTGTGCGCCGTCGATCAGGTCATAGACTTCATTTGTACATTCATTGTACGTCTCGTAGAATGTTGACTCGAATAGAGCACGGTGTGATAATATCTGTTGTGTCAGGTGCTGCAGTCCTAGTTTCCGGATATCTGCCAGGTGGTTGAACTTGTCTTTCGCTTCCCGGTCATGTACGGTGGTGTCATGTGTCAGGTATATCATCCTGGAGAACATGGCAATATCCAATGTCGGCATCTCCTGCCCACTGACGATGACACCGCAATCCACTGGAGTCTTTTCTATCTGCTTGCCTCTGTCCATGTCCATACGCGACCGGCCAACACCGTCGTATGCACCTTTGATGATTTCAATGATCCTCATGTCGAGGGAGTTCTTGTATTCATCGAGGTGCACCATGCCATTGCATGACAGGGCAAGTGCTTGAGACAAGCCTGGCGCTGTGGTATTACGGAGGTTGATGGGTCTGTCACCGACGGTAAAGAAGCGCATCAGGGTGATGCCGAGCTCGCTCTTTCCGGATCCTTTCGGTCCGAACAGGTTCAACAAAGGAAAGTTCGTCGTATATCCGGTTATGATGTCTCTATATATCGTGGCCAGCAGGTAGCAGATAGCAATTTTGGCATTATCACCGAAGACTCCAGCCATCATCTTGGCGAAGTCGTGAAGGGAAATCGACGAATGACCTTCCGGCATTATAAACTGTCGTTCGAAGGTGAAGTAGCTGGTGTCGTCGGCATAGAGGTCTGACGCTCCCTGCAGATAGTAGTTGTCCATATCCTTGTCAACATCATGCAGGTGCACTATACCCATGTGGTCAGCGTGATAGAATATGTTGTCGAATATGCAGCCGTTACCGAATGCCCAGAATCCTTTCTTTTGCCATCCGTATTGCCGGACGCGGACGGCGGTGCCGGTGATGTCGAAAAGGTATTTCTTTAGTTTCTTCAGTTCTTCGCTACCGGCTAGCCAGAGGAAGTTGCCGACACTCTCTACCTTGATCATGAATTTGGGAAGAGAGACAAGTTCCTCCGCTGTAAGCTCTAGTGTTCTTGTCGTATTGTCGCAATTGGTTATCTCATAGAGGCGCTTAGAGTCATCTACGCCCATGATGTGATAAAGGGGCTTCATCTTGAAGTTCGACCATTGCTTCTCACCATTGTCCTCGTTGCTCCAGTACGAGTTGTGTTCCTCGAAGAAGCCATATTTCCGCAAGTCGATACCAGAGAGTTTCGAGCTTTTCTTGGCTTTCTCTTCATTCCGGATTCGCTTGGCATCGTTCACGGCATTCTTCCAAAGGCTTTTGTGGCCATACTCCTGTGCCAGAGCGTCGAGCAGTCCTTCCCTGGTATAGTCATCCTTTTCCAGGATGAGTACTGAACATATTTGGCGTATGCTGTCAGACTTGGCTGTATCTGTCTGATCAGCGTTGTATATCTTTCGCGCAAGCCAGATGACGAAATCTTCTGATTTGATTTCTTCTACCTGGTTTTTCTTTTGGAAATAAGAGTCGGCATCCTGCTTATGTTCTATTCCATCTTCATCGACGTATGGAGGTATCTCCTTCACTGACACCCGGAAGCCGGCTTCCATAGCCAACCGACCATTTTTCTTCACTGCTTCAATTCCTGGAACATCTTGGTCCGGAATAAAACACAAGGAGCAGTGATAACGTTTCAACAGCTGCAGCTGCTCTTTGGTGAAGGCGGTTCCCAGGGGTGCTATGGTGTTGGCGACTCCTATCTCTTGCATCTTGATGACGTCAGGAGCTCCTTCCACGACATAGAACAATTCTTGTTTTGCTCCCTCTTTCTGTGCTGTGTCAAGCCCAAAGAGGTGATAGCCTTTAGAAAAGAAGAAAGATTCGGCTCCATTCATATACTTGCTGCCTTTCTCCTTGTGCTCGTCCATGGTACGGGCGGTATAGCTGATGATGCGACCGTATTTATCCCGGATAGGTATCATGAGCCGGTCATTGTAGAAGCCGTAGTCGTTGCCTTTCTCGGAGGTGCTAATCAGGTGCAGTTCCTTCATCAGCGGTATCGACAGCCCTTCCTTCTTGGCAAAGTCAATGATATCTTTCCAGTCTTTCGGTGCATAGCCGATGCCGAGCTCTTCTACCTCCTGCGCTCCCCACCTGCTAACGGCATAGCTATAGGCAGCCTTAGCTTCAGGAGTATCTTGGTGGAGGCAGCTCACAAAATGCTGTTGCACATGCTCGTAGATGATGAAGGAACTTTCCTTTTTCTGTCGCAGCTCCAGTTCTTCCTTTGTCGGTTTGCGGTCCTCTTCCTCTTCCACCTTAATGTGGTATTTGTCTCCCAGAATCTTACAGGCTTCAATGAAGCTGCAGTTTTCCTTCTTCATAATGAAGGAGATAGGGTTTCCGCCTTCACCGCAAGAAAAACAGTGGCAGATATTCTTAGCCGGGGACACGACGAAGCTTGGTGTCGTATCATTATGGAAAGGGCAGAGACCTTTCCAGTTGACACCGGTCTTCTTTAATTCGACATAGTCACCAACAACATCCTGGATGTCTAACGCTAAGAGTTTCTCAATGATTTTGTCTGATATCATATAGCTTTCTTTTTAAACACCGCAAAAATAATCGGATATAGGTATATATTAAAATACTTAGTTATCTTCAAAAAACCGCTTGAGATAGAGACCTTCCAGCCTTTCTTTTTTCAGCCGGCTATAGGCGGGCTTCCCTCTTTTGAGCAAAGCTCTTGACTGAGCCCTCTTGATTATCATTTCAGCTTTCCACTCCGCCATGGGTTGTGAAATGATTTCGCGCTCTTGCGTCAACTTATTGACACCAGTGATAACATATTTAATCATACACGTAATGTTATATGTGTTAAAATACCATCATTTGTCCTTTATTTTGGAAAGCCATACATTTTCGCTTTTGTAGTAAAATCGGACTCCTTTATATCGGTGGTCAGTATTGGCTGTTTTTCCCCCGTTGAGTCTGCAGCAGCGGCAGACGTTTTCTCTTTTTCCGCTTACGTATTCAGCAGCAGCAAGGATAAATGGGAATACCCGGAACGAACCATCGTCCATGACTGCCACCACCTGCCTGCGACGACGGCCTGCATTGACAGATCTGCCGTTTTTATTACGATACAAGTCGAGATTCTTCCATCCTTTGGCACAACGTCGCTGAGTTCTCTTTGACAAGTACTCGCTCCATTTTTTCCCTTTGTTTGCAGGGATGTGCCCTTTCATATATCTCCCAGTTTTCAAATTCCTGCCTTCATATACTGGTGGCATAAAGAGTTCTCCGTACATACTATATCTCTTTAATTTTATTTTTTATTACTTGAACATTTAGGGCAATAATGTGTGTGAATCCCATCCCCATAAGTCCATCCTTTTGGTAATGGCTCATCACGATCCATAACTTCTGTTAATTCTCCACAATTATCACAAGAATACTGAACTAAAGGATAATCCATAACTTTATTCTTTAATATCGTTATTTTTTTAGGTCGACTAATATCTTGAGATGATATCAGTTGATGAGTTTAATTCCGTATTTCTCCATGAATAGCTTACGTGCCCATTCAGGTGTCTTGTTCTGGAATACTGCACCGCTCTCGTTGAGGTCGTTGTCGTGCTCGTCGCGGTATTGCTCCAGTTCGCTGACATACTGCTTGATGAGCATCACCAAGTCAGCGTCGGGCGATTCGCCGCCTTCCACATGGTACATCTTTTCGATGTGGTGGACGTCCTGAAGATACTTGTTGTTATAGACAAGTGCCTCGTTGTTGCCGTGAACGTAGGTAACGGCAAGGATGCGGGCTGCTGTGTCGCGCCCGATGGCTGGTGTACCGATGGCGGCAAAGGCTCCCAACCAGTCACGATATAGTTCTGATGCCTGTTCCATATCAGTATTTCTTTTTCCTCACTTTCTTCTGTCCGTGCTGTCGATACAATTTATTATATTCCGCATCACAGCTGAACGTGTCATATATTTGGTCGTAGGTGAATTGTGGCAGTCTTTCATGTATTTGTGGAATTGTCAGGTCTTGCTTAATCAGTTGCAATACTTCTTCTCGCGGAAGTTCAACAACACAAAGTGTCCCGTTGAGGACTTCTTGTTCTCGTTTCCATTTATTCCTTGCCGCGCTTTCCCTTTTTCTAAACTCTTCATAGCCGTTATCATCGCACTTCACACGCCAACGCATCAGCGAACGGTAGAGAGTATTTCTGTCAACTCCTATCTTCTTTGCTATCATGCGCATTGGCGCACCCCATTCCATTGCCTTCAGAATATCATCCTTGTATGGTTCGCATTTGAATTTATCGTCGCTTTTTTGCACAAGAGGACTACGCCCAAGCAAAACGCCCATCTTCCTCCTTAACATCAAGCCTTCACGTGTACGCTGCCGTATCATCTGACGTTCGATTTCAGCAGCCAGTCCGAAGGCGAAAGCCAGCACCTTCGACTGAATGTTGTCGTCGAGGGCGAAGTTGTCTTTGACGGTGTAAATCTTGCATCCCGTCTTCATGCAGAAGTGCAGAATATCCATCACCATGTAGAGGTCACGTCCCAGTCGGCTAATCTCAGCCGCTATCACGATGTCGCCTTTCTGCAACTTCTTCAGCAGTGGGCCGAGGTTACGCTTGTCGGGGTCTTTGCCACCGCTCACCCCCTCGTCGGTGATGTATTCGTCAATCTTCCATTCGCGGGCTTCGGCAAACTTCACCACGCCCTGTTTCTGTGAGTTTACGTCCTGCTCGTCGGACGATACCCGTAAATAACCGTAAATCATATTGCTACTACTTTTTTAACTTGTTCCAAGTATTGACGAAAGCCACGAGACATTTACCCCTTCCATATATTTAATTGCATCTCCTTTCCTTACCATTCTTGACAATATCTTCCTTGCTAATCTCTGCTTCATAGTCTCATTCAAAATTAATATCATACTTATGTTCTGGGTAATAGAAGCTCTCAGTCACTCTTTCATGTGTCTCATGATCTATCTCTTCAGGTTCCCGGACGGTATCTAAACGACATGTGTAGCCTTTCCCCTTTTCATCCCACATAATCAGTGTAGTACCAATGTGACCATGAAAACGGCGAACATGGCCTTTGTTCAGTTTCACTTCGTCTAGAACAATACGTGAGTCCATCTTTATGATGGCATCTTCAAAATCTGTAGTTTTCATAATCATTCAAAATTGATTGTATCTCATTACTTTTATTATCTCCCTGCAGTTCTTCACACATAGCTTATTCTTTATATTGTGAAGCTGCACCTTAACGGTTGATGGTGCTTTCTTCAATTCCTTTGCGATTTCGTCAAAAGTGTAACCATAAAGATAGAGTATTGCTACTTCTTTTTCTGCAGGAGAAAGCCTTACTAAACTCTGCGGTTTACATATGATGTTTTCATCTGGGCATAACCCGCCGCGTAATGGACAGCGCACTTCTTCGAAGTGTAGAATCTTATGTTCTATATCTGGAGTCAGTAGGTCGTGTTCTCCGAAATTGCAACGGATAAAGCGATCGATAATCTTAAAGAACTGTTTGTCTTTTTCAGCCGATGTTTTTTCCTTTTCCGGATACAAAGATCTAAGCCTTGCCCATGCACCAGGGAAACGGCTCTCGATGATATCTGCCACTTCAAGACAGACGACCTTCTCGAAACGTGTCAACCGCTTTTCTTCTTTGTTTCCTTCCTTGAAGTAAACATTTCCATCTGGTGATATTCTGAATTCTATTCCTTCCATAAGCCTTCCTCGATTGTGTGAATAATGTTTTCTCTCTCATCTCTCCTGAGGTCGCTGACAGGATTCTCTCTCAACTTGCCGGACATCGTTGCCGATGGATAGTCATACCTTTGGGAGAGGTATCGAAGGAAGCGACTCTTCTCTTTTTTTGTAAGACTCTGATAGTAATCCTTTGGGTCTAAGTTCTGTGGTTTTGCCATACTTTCCTTGTTTTAATTGATTTTTAATATTAAATTTGTCGGCAAAGATATAATAAAATTTAGTAGTACAAAATTAAAATGTAGTGTTTAGTTAGTTTTAATGTAGTTTTTAATATTATTTAAGATGAAGTACACCGGATTACGCCTTGCGAGCTATTTATCAGAAGAGAGAGGGCGTTACGCTCGCCTAGCTGACGCCATGGCCAAGTATCGAGGAGATCGGAAAAATGCCAGTGATAAAAAATACAATTTGGCACCCCTCTTACATGATGGCCACAACATCACCATCAAGATATTAGATGGTCTGATGAAAGAGACTGGAAAGCCACTAGAATTTTTCATTGATTTTGAGGACGGCAGCGAAATCATAGAAAAAGAACCTGCATCACAAGTTCAACGAACGGAGATACAGCACCTGCGAGAAGTGATTGAACTGAAAAATGAAATCCTACGCGCCAAAGATAGTGTTATTGCGTCCATGTCATCCGAGATTGAACAACTAAAAAAACTTCTTCTTATTGCGGAAGGTCGGACACAACTCGGACACAAAACAACATTATAACTAAGTAAAAACAACTAATAACTAAGCGTTTTGGTTGGCAATTATTGAGTCCTTAAATTCAGACAAAACTCGGATGCCTTTAACACTTTAAATATGAAATTGTCCTTCGGAAAGCCCGTAAATAAGGGAGTTTGGGAACTTTTGGCGGTTCCTGCCTCCGCAACTAAAAAAGCCGCAAGCGCCTGTTTATAGGACTTGCGGTTTTTTAGCCACGATTACTCGGACACAATTCGGACAATATTCATATACGTTGCTGGCTATCCGCAAACAACGTAAAAAAAATGTTTCCTTCAACAAAACTAAGTGATTCTCCCTTAAAAAGAAGTCAAATCATAGACTTCATCCCTCCCCGGAGACATGATGGTCGCCAGTCTTATATATGGTTTTCTCAAGTAGATCCGGCGACGGGCAAGCTCCGGCGCAAGAAATACATGCTCGACAGATATAAGCCAGGCAAGGAAAGGGATCTTGTCGCTAATCGTATCATCGCTAATATATATAATAAGGTATTGTCTGGCTGGAACGTATGGGCGCCAATTAATACTTCCAGAAGTGACACTCCTGTTAAGGATGTCCTGACTCGTTATCGCGCGTACCTTCTCAATATATATAATAAGAACGTGATGAAGCAGAAGACCTTCTATGACTATTCATCCAGGCTGCGCATACTAGAAGAGTATATCCATGAACAGCTTCTGCCTGTCCGGATGTGCTATCAGCTGGACCAGACTTTCTGGACAGACTTTCTTGATTATCTTCTTATCGACCGTGACTTGTCTGCTAAGACCAGGAACAATTACCGGACATGGTCTTCTACTCTATGTACATGGTTGGTCGAACATAATTACCTTCTCGAAAATCCTATTCAGTATATCCATCAGTTGCCTGAGCATGGAAAGTTCCGGCAACCTCTGGAGCCTGATGACTTGCGAAAGCTGAGCAAATGGTTATTTGAACACAACAAGTCTTTCTTGTTAGCGGTGATGATGGAATATTACACAGCCATCAGACCAACCGAACTGTCCTTCATCAAGTTGAAGGACATCAGCATACAGGAGGGCAGCGTCTATGTCAGCAGTCAGATTAGCAAGAACAGACGCGACGGCAAGATAAAACTTCCCAACAAGGCAATTAAACTGATGATTGATTTGGGTGTCTTCGACCATCCGAACGAAAGCTATTTGTTCGGCAGAGATTTCGTGCCCTCTCTTATAAGAGCCGACGCGAGATTCTTTACCAAAGAATTTAACCGGGTTCGGGAAATTCTGAAATTCCCTGCATATTATCAATTCTACAGTCTGAAGGATTCCGGATTGCGCGACATCTCCAATGCCGTAGGTGTGGAGGTCGCTCAAAAGCAAGCCCGTCACAGTAGCATCCAGACTACGAACTTATATCTGCAGGGACGCTCTATGAAGGTGTATGATGTGCTTGCTGACTTTGAAGGCTATCTGTAGTGCACACACTGCACACGGCTGCACACACCGCATAAACAGGAGTAGTCTTCTCTTTGTGTGTGTGCAGCAGGTGTGCAATTATGGATTTTTGTGTGCGTCATCCCATTTCATACACATAAATTGTTTTAACCGGCTCAATACCATTGCTGCCGACTTCCATCTCTACTTTCTGGCAGATGAATTTCTTGTTTCTGAACACATATATGTTCGTCGGGTCGGGGATATCGTCAGTGACAATATTGACAGTGATTAAGTTGTGTGCATCGACGGGGATTTTGTCATGGAAGTCTGCTATAGAATGGATATGTTGACCTTGGTAATCTCCTTCATCGTGTAATGACATCGAAGCAAGTTCATTCCTTGTCGTAATTTCCAGTTCGTCTGCCCCCGTATGGCATTGCGGATATCGGTATTGTCTGTATGGACTATCTACAGATGAATCTGGATCAATTTCTGTCACAGGGGCGTGTGTATTATAGAGTTTTTTCATTTGGAACATTACCTCCATTTTCTCGTCTGTATTCTCTTCCTTGCTCTCTATCAGGCTCTCTTCTTCAATAGCGTCCTGAACGGTCACATAGTATTCGTCATCTTCTTCTCCTTCTACCAATCCTGCATCAGCTTCTTTCTCGTTGGCGATAGATGGAAGCTGGACTCCTACATCATATTGTGTCTGTTCATTGCCGATTGTCATATCAGCATATAAGTTGCCAAGCGAGTCTTGATATGTTGCTACTGGTACAATGGAGAATTCTTCATAATCATCATTATCCGTTTCTCTCCTCAGCGGCGTGAAGAAGCCAACCCTTGTAAGGTTAATGACTGTCTGCGAGTCCATCTCTCTGGTGATACCGATGTAGTGTTTTTGATTACATTGATATATGGTGGTCAGTTGTTCTTTTTTCGTTGCATTATTGAATGACCGGTACATTTCTGTACTCGAATCGAACGAAAGGCAACGGAATTTTTTCAGGACTGTCTGCGGAATGACCTCGTGCATATTCCTATTGACTGAGTCCGGAAGATCGTACTTCAGGTTACTTACAATGATATTTTTCAGTCCTTCTTCATCAAATTCCGCTGAGAAGTCATCAACAGTCTCATAGGTAGCGGTAGCATTGGTCGTCAGCTCGTGCGACAGAATGATGTCCACGGTCTTGTTCACTTCGTTGAAGATGAACGATGCATTGAAGAGCTTACGTACCTCTTCGATGAATGTATAGACTGACCAATGCGGCAGTGCCAGGCGGATGTCAGTCCCTTGCCTGGCAGAACAGATGACGAGCCGGTTCCAAGGCTCGATGTCGAGGTCATTGCGTCTTACGGAGAATCCTTCGTAAGCAAGAACCTTACGAAGTACATACATTAAGTATGGCTGGACGGCTGGTCTGAATAGGTATGCTGTATCTTTGAGGATAACGATTCTGTTGGCAACGATGTCGTTCGTTTCATCCCATGTCGGATTGAAGGCGCACATAGGACCATGCTCGTCTTCCTTACCGATATAGGTCTTGCCTATCAATTCAGAATCTATGTCGGTGCCAATTCTATGTAAAGAGAGATTTCCAAACGTCCATCCTTCTGGGCCCTTTACCATCACGATGAAGCTCTGGAACACCAAGTTAACGTCATCATAAGCGTCTATCTCGTCAATGAAGTGCTTGGAAAAGTTGGCATTGTATTTGAGCCTGCTTTTGCCGCCGACTATCTGCAGCTTGACGCTATCTTGTGTGATGCTGGTGACAGTACCCTTGCCGGATATGACGAGCCTGTTGTTGACATAGAGCTGGCATTCCTCATAGTCAGGAAGTCTTTTCTTGACGTCGAAACGTGACACATTCCGAAAGAGTTTCCTGTTAGCCAGGATGCTCATCGGGAACGTTATCTGATAAGTATAGTTTCCACTATCCTGCACATACTGGTTGGCGTATGTCACTTTTATTTTTTGTTTCTGATCCGGAAAGCCTTCCGAACCATCAATGATGCATTTTATCATATCTATGTATTGTTTTTAAGTTTCTCCCATCTCTTCCATTCTTTATCCAGTTGCTCCATGGACACCACAGCCGGCTTCGGGTCATCGAGATAGTCATTAAGACGATCGACGGTGTCATTCATCTCACCCAGAGACTTGCGCAGCTCGTTATTGTCAACTTGCACGTTGACGATTGGAGCGATGACAGATGCCGCTGCGGGTCCTCCCATGACGTTCGTCACGTCTCTTCCGGTCAGCGAACCGACAGAATTGGTGCGCTGCGCTTGATCCAGGAGCGTGAACAACGGCTGCAGATTGCGGTTGTTCACTGCCTCATGGTTGGCTACGAACTCTCCCTGATGGACGACACCGGCTTCTTTCCTGTAATCTTTACCTCCGGTGAAACCGCCTTTGTAATATCCGGCTTCCTCTGCCTGGTGCTGCTTCTTTATAGCAGCAATCTGTATCATACCCGCTGCCGTTGCCATGGCTGCAGCTATAGGACCGAGCACCCAGCTCACCTTCGAAGCCGAGGCATAGGCGTTGATGGCAGCCATGGCTGTGCTGGCAAAGGCTTGTGCAATCTCGATCTTCATCTGCTTCTTGTTGTACTTCGACTTGATGGCAGCCATTTCCTTCTGCTTCTTCTCCTCCAGTTTCTTGCGTTTCTTTTCGTTTTTTCCTGCCTTCTCTATCTCCTTGTCATACTTAGCCGCCGTGACGTTCTGCTCATATTGCGACTGAGCGGCATAGTAGGACGATGCCGCCTGCATGATCTGGTTGACAGAGTCGTAGGCAACCTGCACCCCAGCCACCATTTTCTCCAGGAACTCCGCCGTCACCTCTGCCTTGGCCTGTTGGTACTCTTGATGGTTCAGTTTGTCCTGCTCACGCATCTGCTTCAGCTGTGCCATCGTGCTTTGATACTGCTTTATTTCTCCTACGAACGGGTTATTGGTCAACGACAACCCCTGCGTTTTGTCATATCCGCCCGTAGCGTTAGCTTTCGCTGCAGAAACAGCATCTCTGACTTTGTTGTCAAATTCTTCATTTTTCTTATCTGTAGGATTCTTAGCATAGCGTGCCTGGATTGCAAGTCTCATCCGCTGATATTCCTCCTCTTTGACGAGTCCTCTGGCATGGAGATCGTCGAGACCTTGCAGGGCAATTTTCAACTGCTGCTCATTACCCATTTGGCTGAACTGCTCACGCAATTGCTGAAGTCTCTCTTGATAGCGTTCTTCCTGCTGCAGCTGATGCTCTTCTTCCTTGATTTTCATCTGCCATTCCGTAGCTTCTCTTTCTTCAGATCCTCTCCGCTGCAGTTCTGCCTTCTTCCGGAGGTATTCCATTTCGGCGATAAAGAGAGCTTCTTCTATTTCATCTTGGTTGCCAATCTCTGCATTATATCTTTTCTTGATATTGATTTTTTCAAGTTGGTATAACTTGTCAAGATCCTTCATCTTGAATTTTGCTATATCGTCATCTTTTTCCATGACAGCCTTGGCACGCTCGTCTTCCAGCTGCTTCCCTGTTTTTCCATATTTCTTATAGATGGCAATCAGAGCGTCGTATCCCTCAATGGTCTGCTTGTGTCTGTTTGTGATGTATTCCCGGTATGTGATTTCACCACGGTTGTAGCGGTCCATTTCCATTGCAAGGAGGCCATCATTAATGGCTTTCTGGTCCTCCAGTTCTTTTCGCATTTTCCTATTCTGCTCCGTTTCAGCTTTGTTGGTCGTTCGAGTCCCTTTATTGGTTCCCTTGCCGCTGCTACCGGTGTAAGAACCTCCTCCACCTCCACCTCCAGTCGTAGCTGTCGGTGTTGCCAGCAGGTCGCCACCTCCATTCAATTTGACTTGCTGTTCCAAGAATTCCGTGTTTTTTTGATTGATTTTGAGCACGGCCTGCTCTTGCTCGATACGCTTATTGTTGTATTTTTCCAAATCTTGCAGATGCTCAATCTGCTTACCTTCTTCTCGAGTAATACTTCTGACAAGTTTCCCATCACGGTTGACGATGGAATACGTTCCACCGTAGCTATTGTATTGAAGTCGGTTTCCATCAACCAAACCTTTCTGCACAAGTTGCTGATTCACCCACTTCTGATTGTCTCGTCGTCCTTGCAACAGTTGCTCATGACCGAGAGAACTTTCCTGGATTTGTGTCATTTTATTGAAAGCCGCACGCGCTCTTGCGGCGCGGATTAGGTTGTTGATGTAACCGTTGAGAGCAACAGTATTGCTGTTGATCAATCTGTTTTCAGCTGTCAGCTGTCCGTGATACTCAGGTACAAGCTTCTTTATTTCGGCAAGAGCCTTTCTTCGGTCCTCCAACTTAGCCTTATTGTCTTCCAGGGTTTTTCGTAGCTGCTTGAATCTGGTTAATTCTTCTGCAATGCTATTGTTGGCTTCCTCGTTCACACTCTTCATCACGTTTTGCTGACGCACGAAGTCGTTGGTAGCATCCTTAGCTATCTGCGCAGCTTTGGCATTCTCTTTCATTCTTGATGTTACTTCGTAAATTGCCACACCTACAGTCAGCAGTACTGTTGCAAGTGCCGTCCAAGGATTGGTAAGGCTTGCCATCTTAGCCGCTCTCAATGCGACCGTATATGCCTGCACTCCTTTAGTGAGAAGTATCCATGTTAATTGCAGTGCCAGTAGTACATTACGGGTGAACATGGCAGCAGCAGCCATAGCCTTTTCCATGGCAAGAGCTCCTTTTTGCACCGCTGTACGTGCGGCAAGCATTGCCGTTTCTGCTTTGAGAGCTATAGTCTGGGCTTTCCATATCGCTGTCAACATGGCGATATAGGCTGCATATCTTAACACTTCTTGCCCGTTTTGTCTGAGGAATGTTGTTATCGCCAAGAGAGTCTTTACCAGGAGACCTCCGGCTGTGATGGTATAGGTTACGACTGGCTTCAGACGTTCACCTAACTCTACCGACAACTCATGGAAGGCATTTCTCGCTTTGTCCAGCTCTGCCTGGGCAGTGTTGTTCATGACGTTGTATTCTTCCGTCACGCTCTTAGCCTCTCTGTAGGCTTGTGTTGCCAGCTGCTGACGTGCTCGGACATCGTCAATCTTATCGGCAAGGGTGGAGAGGACTCCTACGGCGCGGCTGCCATCCAGTCCCATGTCGTCGAGCATCTTCATCATCGTCTGCGGGTCGGCACGTTTCAGGCTGTCAGCCAGTGCGAGGACGGCACCGTTGGCATCATTCTTCAGCAGGTCAGCGAACTTCCTGACATCCATGCCGGCTATCTTTGCGAATTTGGCCGTATCCGTCTGCATTTTTGTAAGCATATTGCCAAAGGCCGTAGCAGCCATTTCGTCTTGCAAGAGGTTCTCGTCCATGACGGCACCGTAGCCCATTATCTGTGCCTGCGTCAGTCCCATCTGCTTTCCGAAGCCGGCAACGCGGGCTGTGAAGTCAACCAGGTAGCCAGCTTTGGCACTGGAGTTCTGCGCCAGTTCGTTGACGGCAGAACCTGTTGCCAGCATGGCACCGCGCAGTCCCATCTTGTCATCCTCGCCGAAAGCCATAGCCAGTTTACCGATGCTGTCAATGGCACCTTCGCCGAGGTCATCGCCCAGGGCCACCTTAATCATGTTACCGGCTTCGACGAATTCCAGGATATCTTTCTTGGAGGTCTTGCCCAGACGACCTGCGGCGCCAGCTAACTCGTTAAGTTCCTCTCGGCTGGTGCGGGTATCCATTTTCTTCAGTTCCTCATTGAGGTCTCTGACGGCAGCTTCAGTCAGGCCGGTATATTTCCGCGTGTCCGCCATTGCCTCTTCCATCTTGGCGTACTCAGCAACGGAGTCGCGGACGGTCTGGCTGATACCCGTGATGGATTGGAACACGATCAAGACACTTCCCCAAGCATCGTTCAGGAACTTAAAGAATCGCGAAAATATACTCTTAGACTGCGCTGTTGCCGCAGTATATTCGTTGATTGCCCTCTTGGCAGCCTTTATCCGTTCGGCAAGAGCGTTCCATTCTTTTGAATTCTTTGTTACGGTTCCATCCCGCATCAGGCGGTTAAGACTTCTTACTTCTGCCTGAAGTTCCTTGTAGTTTTTTTTGGATAGGTCGTCCATGGCTTTAGACAACCCTTTGACGTGTTTTTCTTCTTTTTTCAAGGCGTCAGTCACTACTTTCAGCTTGCGTTCAGCAGCGGCAATTTGTTCCTTAGTTGCACCTGAGTCTTTCTTCTTTAGTTTGATGACTTCTTCTGTGGCAGCCTTGACTTCACGTTCAAGTTGCTTAACGCTGGCTTCTGCTTTTTGTTTATTGACTTCAATGACAGCCTGGAATCTCTCTGTATTTGCCATAACAGTATATTTGATTTTTGCAAAAATACCGTTTAAGGATTCCTTTTGAAAATACAGGCTTTTTGTAGTCCTACTGTAGTACTACACCTCCACTACACTGTTTCAAGGTCAAGGGGGGCCTTTAGGGTGCCTTTAACAAATCAAGGGGGTGCCTTTAACAAAAAAAAGCCCCGATGCTCACGCATCAGGACTTCATAATCCAATAACTAACAAAATGACTGTCTACTTTCAGCCAGGGCGTCGTCGCCGGATCCAGAGGATGATTATGGCAGTCACTGCTATTACGGCGGCTATCGTAGCACCAATCATTATTTTACCGTAATCACAGCAGAACTGCTGCCATCTACTCAATGGCTCCTTCACCGGATATGGTACGGGGATGGAGTCCCCTTTGATATATTCAATGGATGTTATTTTCTCACCTTGTGACTTCTCCTTCTTTTGTTTGTCGCGCTCTATGAGCCATGCTTTCTCCTGCTGCAGGTTTTTAATTTTGATGCCGAGGGCAGCCAGTTCCGTGCTATCTACCTCACGGATGACTGTCGATACCTCATTCCAAACGGAATCAACCTGACGAATGGTATCATGGATATTTTTAATTTCCGTGTGAGTCTCCCTGATGGGGACATACTCAGTATGCTTGCATGAGCACATGACGCATAGCAATCCTAACAATGCCAGCAAGTAAAGTCCTATCAGCCTGTATCCGTTCTTCATACCTTGTACTTTCTGGTAATGTCAATGTAGATGTTACTTTTTGCGCCGTGCATCAGGTTGTACAACTTCTCGAAGGCAGCCTGGCTGTTCGTCACTCTGCCCTTGATGGTGTTGTAGCCTACAATAAGACAACCGGCACTGCTCTTCTCCGTGGTGCCGATGTGGATAAGGATACCTTCGTAGGCAGGGACGTCAAGCAGGCGTGGCACTCGTCCTCCGCAGAACCTCATGTAGTAGGGTTTCAACGAAAACTTCGGGCTGACAACGCCTAACGTCACCTTGTAGATGCCGGTAGGGATGGCGGTCTGCGACTTCACTTTACGCTTCTGCAGCTCTGCCAGCGGCATGTTCTTATCCAATCCTCGGTCTGTGTCCTCTATGGTGTCGCAGACATACTTGCCATCGACATACAGATGTCCGATGCAATAGGTGGCGCAGTTATAACTGCGCTTCAATTCTATCTTCATTGTTCACTCCTCCATTCTTTTTCTTGCTGATTCTATCTGTTCGTCAGTTACTTTTCCTCCGTCCACGTTGTCAAGGTCTACATCGAAGTGGCGTTCAGTCTTGTCTATAAGGATTTTCCTGAGTATCCTCCAGAAGCGGCTCTCACTTTCTTCCCGGCATGAGCTTTCGTTTTCCAGGATAGACAAACCTTGTTCAAAGCAAATGGCGCCTGTGACAATATACGAAAGAGGTATCTCTACGTGTATGAAAACCCAATGTTCGGCAAGGAAAGCCAGGATTATCAGAGACAGGCGACGAGGGATGGTCGACCGTATCACCTTGCCAAACGCAAAGCTTGTGAATTTCACCTTGTGCCTTTGTGTCTTTTCCGGATAAGCTTCGTGTACTCGTTTATCCAGCTGGAACGCTGTCCATGCGTCGTATAATATGAAGGCGACAGCTACGATGATAAGCGGAAAGGTGGGGTGGAACTCGCCGACAAACCACCCGAAGCCACTACCAATGGTACAAAATATCACTTTGCTGTTCATTCTTCCGCCTCCTTCATTATTTCTTCATAGCACGACCAGTCAACGGAAGCCTTCTCCTGGCGTCCGTCTTCAATGCATCTCTCGATATGTTCCTGAACGAGGATGGCGAATGCTATAACCTCCTCAGCATTATCAAATGTATATAGGATGTAATCATTGTCTGTGCCCAGCTTTAGTGTCGGCGGTGTTGTCAGGTCTCCACCTTTTGCCAGAGCATAGGCAAAAGCGATGTTACGCTGGTTCTCTGCTGAAAGCCACACGAGCCGCTCTTGATATTCCAACCCTGTCAAGATGCGCTCCCGAACAATAGTGTTGATCTGTGTCAGAATCAACTCCTTGATTTCGGCAAGAGACGGTTTATGTTCCAATGTCTGGCGATACTGGTAAGCGGTATCGCCCTCTGTGCCGTAACCATAGAAAATCTCCCAACGACGACGTCCTATCTGCTGGATGCCGTCGTAACGTTCCGTTGCACCGTAAATCTTTTCCATCGCAGTAATATTAGTACTGCAAAGATATGAAGGGCAACGGCTTCGTGAAAATACAGGTTTAAGTGAACTTGTACTTTACCTTACAGTTATCGAACAGTTCACTTTCAATGACTGTCTCAAAAGGAAAGCCGTCTTCGATGTCGCTTATCTGGTCAAGGATGCTTTTCATTTCCTCACTGGCAGTAAAGAACTTGCCCCACTCTTTCGCTTGCGGGTCGTAGAAGCTCACGATGTACCTGTCCTCACCTTGGCTGGTGCTGATGCCGCTCTCGTAGTCGTGCACCTCGATAGTCTTGTTGCAGATGGCACCCAGCCGTATCATCTTGCCGGGAAAGCGTTTCTTTCCGTCTGCAGGTGTGTAGCTCACACCCATTTCTTTGAACTTTTTCATTTTCTTTCCTGTTAGTTTATAGAATAAATGCTTGCAGTCGGCATGGCAAGCCATACCGTTGAATGAACCTATAACCTGCTGCCGACGCTTGCGCGACTTCACCTTTGCCAGTTTCCGAGCTGCCGTCTTCTTGATACGCTTGCGCAATAGGGAGTGTGTGCCGTAGTGGACATAGCCAAGGAAGTCCAGACCGTCGGTCAGCGGGCGCACAGCTTCATTGGATTTTATGCTCAGTCCAATCTGAGATAAGGCATTCTTGTGAATGTCCCGGAGTCTCCATAATTCTTTCTTGTCTTCGGCAAGCATCACTGTATCGTCACAATAGCGGTAATATAGATATCGCGTTTCGCTGTCGATGGTGTAACGTTTTACCTGTTCCAGCATATAGTGATCCACCTCGTTAAGATACAAGTTGGCAAAACACTGTGAAGAACGCAGTCCCTTCGACAAACCTTGTGGCATAAGAGTGATAAAGTTATCAAGGATAGGTAGCAGGACGGGGTCGCTGACATACTTCCTTATCATCTGCATCATTCTCTCTTGATTGATGCTTTCGTAATAATGATGTATGTCGTTCTGATAATAGTAACGTGTTTTGTCAGGGACGTTCGCAAGGTCATCTTCTATGATATGGTGCAGCCAGTGCATACCACGTCCCTTGATGCTTGCTGCCGTATTCTTGATAAGCGTAGAATATGTGTACTTCTCTATCACGACCATGATAGCATGAGCTCCTACGCGTTTTTCAATCGTAGGAGCCTGCACGTCACGCTCCTTGTAGCCCTCATTGACATGAAGGTCACGTACATCGCTACGCATAATACGAAAAGAACCTGCACCGATTTCTCGCCGTAGGCTCTCTATCACTTTCAGACGCTTCGGTCTGTACGCTTCCCTTTGCCTCTGGTGTTCAAGGTGACTGATCACATAGTCAAAACTCTCGCCCATATTCTCCTCGCTGATGATCTCAGGGATAAGATTGTGAAGCGGAAATCTCATTTCGCCCATTGCCTTCAGGACACTTATTTATGTTCCGGCTTTCCATCTTTGATGCTGTTGCCGAGGCTCAGACCTTTCGCCCGTGCGGTCGATGTTCACGACATCGGTGTATAGGAGCGATTGTCAGTTGTTACTGTTGCAACCCTGTATCTTGTTGGTAAGGCGCGCGCCGTAGTTCGAGTTCGAGGTCGCAGCATCGTTATTCGCGTTGACGTTCACGAGACCGTTGTTCGCATTCGCAGTGTTGCCAGAGCGAGCGACGACACGCCACGAGGGTCTTCCGCCTGCACTATTGCGCTGCAAAGGTATATATTTTCTCCGTTTTTTCAATATCTGTGTGAAAAAAAAACAAGCCGCTGACGCGGCTTTAGCGGAGAGTGAGCAGCCTTTACAGGCTCTCACTCTGACGCTTTTCCGCTTTACGATTGTTGCTCAACGAACTCGACTTCGCCCCTGAAGGCAAGGCGCGCGCCGCAGCCCGAGCCCGAGGTCGCAGCATCGTCATGCGCGCCGACGCCCACGAGACCGTTGGACGCATTCGCAGTGACGCCAGAGCGAGCGACGACACGCCCTGTCCGGCTGTTATTAGTTGTTCCGCTGTCACAATAGAACGTGTTATAATTGCCGTTGCTGATATAGCGGCTGGGGATAACATCACAGTATCGTCCGTGGCGGACACGCTGTATCTCGGCTTCGCCGCCGTTTGCGGCTTGTACCGAACGTTCACTGCCGTCGCGCATCCTGATACGGAAGATCCAGTCTACTGCGCTGCCGGCAGGCGCAACATTACCGCCACGGTAGTATTCGGCATAGCTCTTGACATTCATGGCTACGTTGTCTACCCATTCCGTCGCGCATCCCCACCAGTCTTCCAATCCGAATATCTTGGAGCGTCCGCTCACGCTCTCACCGCTGACACCGATGCTGTCGGTAGTTCCTGTGGTTGTATAACCGGAGCCGCTTCCACTTACCGCCTGGGAGTTCCTTCTACCGTGGACAGCCATCCATAGATTGGCGATGTCCTTGTGCATCTCGTAGTCCAAAACCTGGTAGCCTTCTCCTCTACACTTGGCAAGGTTCATGAAGTCCTTGCAGGTGTAGTTGAAGGTTGTGCCGCTCGGCGGTAATCCAACGGTGAGGTCGCCGTTTGCATCATACTGCCAGTATGAGCTTGTTGTACTCCTGTTGTTGCCTACTGTCGGATTCTGACCGCTGATGCTTCGCAGGCGGAGAAAGTTGTCGACGCTGCCTTTATAGCATCCTATCAACTCAAATCCGTGTTCTACCCAGTCTGGTTCTATTGCTTCAATAGAGCTGCTGTCAACGGCAATGCACTCCTGGCTGTCAAAACCTCTCGGACTGGTGAAGACAAACCATTTGGCACCTGCGGGAACGCCTGTGAAGACATATTCACCTTGGATAAAGTCGCTCTGGGCATGTGTAATGTAGCAGTTGGCAATATCGATGACGGTGCCGTTGCTGTCAAGGAACAGGCAGCCGATAGTGTTACTGTTCACGCAGACCCAACGCACCTGCTTCATACCTTCAACGTCCATCTTATAGACGTTGTTGTTGCTGTCGCTCGAAAGACTTTCCTCTGTAAAGGTGTCGCCGGCAGCATAATTCCCTGTCAAGAGGCTCATGTTGGAACTCAGAAGCAACGAGCTCATGATACTGCGTTTTACAACTGTCGAAGTACTACGCGGCTCTGTCACCTGACTTGAGAAACAGATGTATTTCTTCTGATGCATGTGGTCGTTGATGCCTTTATACCAGTAGTGAGGAAGGCCTAAGAAGAGGTCGTAGCCGGTACCGGACATGTCTGTCAAGTCCAGCTCGTCTCCGTTTGCCTTGTATCGCATGTCGCTGTCCAAAAGTTGCTCCAGCTGCATCTTCCTCGTGTTGCTGTCATACGTACCTTTGTATACATGCATCATGTTCCTGATCTTCATGACATGACCGCTGGCTACGTAGCCGTCACCTTCACCGTCCTTCGTGTTATTCTCCAAGTTGCGGATATTGCCGTCGTAGCCGTTTGTCTCGGCATCGTCGAACTCTATCATCGTATACTGTGCGTTGTAGAGTGTGAGGTTCGGGAAGTATGCTGTCAGCGCGGCAAATGCCGTGTCGCCTATCATGTTGCTGAGTGTCCATGTACCACGCAATCCTTCACATACGCCTGTTACGTCGGAAGACTGGTCTATACCACGTGTACCAAGTTCGCGGAGGGTTTCCAGGATACTGCTTGCTCCGCTCATGCTGCCGCTTTCTATTTCCACCTCGGTCAGGCTTGCACCGCTCTCTACAATTTCTTTCAGAAGATGCTCGGAGGCTATACCCGGACAGCCGGTGATGCGGAGGCGACTGATGTTCGTGAATCCTGCAACGGTCATGTTGCCTACTGGATAACCCAGCAGTGGGAGGTTGACCAGTGACAGCCCTGTCATTGTTGCCGGCAATGTGAGGGTCGAAAGCGGAGCTGACTGTGCTGGTGTAAAGGTGTGCAGAAGACTGCCTGTGGCTTTCACGGTCTGCAGACGTGGGCAGCCTGTGGCGTTCAATGTCAGTATCTTGGTGTTCCTAATGTCTATCTCCTCCAAGAATGGCATTTGACCAAGGCTCAACGCTGACAGAATATCGTCTGTGTACGATGGCGTATAACTCTCTCCACCGATGATGAGTTTCCGCAATAGCGTACAGTCGGCTATAACCCAGTTGCTGTTTTTCGGTGTACAGCCGCTTAAATCAAGTTCGCTCAGTTTATCAGCACCGAAGATATAGATAAGTTTACCACCGACACCTGCAGCAGCCTCAGTAAAGGTGTGGCTCTCACCTGCGCGCAGATAACATGAGTATTTCGCGCTGCTGGTGCTGTCAACGCCCATGCCAAAGTAGCCGTCCTGTGCTGCGGTAATCTTCACCGTGATGGCTCCCATCACACGTGCTTGGAAGAAATGCTTGAACAGGTCGCCTGTCTGATAGTAGCCGTCGCGGTAGGCGAAACGCTTGCGCTGGAATGCTGGCAGACTTTCAAGACGCAAACCGTGCAGTGCCGGATAGTGGTTGTCTGCTGCCGTCGCGGTCTCGATATACTTGCGTTGACCATCAAAACTGCTCACGACCTTTGGCCATTTCAAGATGCGGTTAGTCATCCAGTAACGGTAGCTGCCTGCTGCACTGAATATCTCCAGTCCTGCGCCTGTCTTGGCAGAACGCATGGCGGCGGCGGTATCATGCAAGGTCAGCTGTGTGCCGTTATCATCAATCCAAACGCCCTCGCCTCTTTCAAACAGGGCAAACGACTGGCGGAACATCACACCGTCCCAACCTTGGTACAGGTGGCTGTTCGCTCCGTCCATATCCCAAGGGATAGTCAGATAACAGTCGTTGTCGGCCTCGTCAACACTATCACCATCATACCAGTGGTTGAAGTAGTAGCGCATGTTGCCGTCAGTCTCTTTATAGACTGCTATCATCATGTTCTTGGCTCGCTGGTCAACGGTAGCCTTATAATCCGATGCCACAATATAGTGGTTCGTGCTGTAAGGGTTGAAGTAGCGGTGCATCTCATGCTGCCACTTCAACAGACGGTTGGCCTTGGTTCCTGCTACGGTGTTGCCGTCAAGGGTGATAGTGAGTGATGCACCGTCGCCGTTGAATATCTTTTCGCTGCCGTCGGGGTTCAGTGCGGCATTCTCATCGTGGTCGTCCGTAAGGTTTTGGTTACACTGCTGGCAGAAAGCCAATTCTCTGAACAACTGATATGGCACTTTCTTCCCTTGTGCATACAAGTCGTTCAAATCGTCGTCGTCGGGGTAACGGCTCTCATAGTACGTTGACCATATAGGCACGTCACCATCATCTGTATGCAAGGTTTTAAGCATATCATCAACGCTGTTAACACCCTGCTGCCAACAGAACTCTTGATACTGGCGGTACTCGTAACATTCGACAGGGTTCAGCACTCTGCCTACAATCACCCACTTGCCTGTGCTGCTGTCATAGGTCATGCTACCTGTCGTGTCGCGCCATGTGCCACCAGTATATTTATAATACTTGCCGTCACTACTGCGATAGACTGTTGCCCAGTCGTAATCGTTTACATCGCCTGCGGCAATCTCTGCGCCTGTCTTATCGACCTCCACGAACTCAGCCACGGCATCGGTCTCTGTCATGGCTCCTGTGCCGTCGTTCTCGATGAAGCGCGTCTCGGGTCCACAGAACTCACTTATCATGTAAAGAGTACCGGGGATAAGCGATGCTGAACCAGCAAGCACCGTTGCCTTGTAAGCGTCAATGTTGGTGCCTCGCGGTGTAACAATCTCCTTGAAATCGCCATAGTTCACACAGCCCTTGTTGTAGCCAGGCACATCTTCGAAGCCGAAGAAATGGGGGTTGCCCTTGTCGGCATTGAAGTTAGCCTTGCTGTGGAAGTAGGCGTTTTCGGGAAGCGTAGCGGCCTCGGAACCTTTCTCCTGTCCGATGCGGTAGTCCGTACGGAACAATGCACAGGTAACACCATCAATGGAGGTGTGCAGCTCCTCGCTGCTGTCAGTGTTGAATATCTGTGCAGGGGTCATGTAGTTTCTACCCAAAGCCAACTGCACGTCGTTCATCTGCTCCATCAGTGCACAGTTGTTAGCACCTGCGCTGTCCGAATAGTCCACCTTGATAGTGATGGTGCTGATAGGGGTGCTGCCGTCCTTGATGCGTATCTTCTTCTTTGCAGCGAGTTTCACTGCCTCGTCGTACTTGGCAAGAATGGTTTCGTCGCCG